TTTGTAATTTGAAAAACGAAGTATCAGGCTGGAATAAAATTCAATGGCTTTTCCCCCGGGGTTGATATCCTTGCGTTCAAACTTTTGAGCATCGGCTTTTTCCCGGATTTGATTGGTACAAAACAGAAGGATATTGTTATTGGTAACTATTCGGGCACCTTTGCGTAAATGTTCTGAAAATTCTTTAGCCCTTCGCATCCCCATCTTATCTCCATCATCATTATCCATTTCTAATTCCGTGGAAAGTGCTGCAAGTGAATCCCCGAATATTCCATGAATCCCTCTATTTTTAGAATGATCGAAAGGCTCCCATGCACGAATATTTTTAAATAACTCGGTAACGGTATCAGGACGATAATAGTTTTTACCTTCAATATTCATTCCAAATAATGAGGCAAATTCCTTATCTATTCGAGCCTCTGGATCATGAAATTGTCTATCTCCTCCCTGTCTTTCTATTTCCCCCGCTATTTCACAAAGTAATGCAGTTTTTCCACTTTGTGAAGGCCCCGCTATTTCTACAAAAACGCCCCCACAAAGTCCACCTCCTCTTATTCTATTTGCTGAAATAGCAAGGTTTAAAAGAGTGCTACCCGTGGAGATAATATAGGTAAAATCACCTTCTAATTTTTTTTCCTTAATGATCGGCTTTTTTGCCTTTCGTTTCATTTGCTTAGAAAGTGATTCAACTGGTTTACTTCGTATCATTTTATTTCCTCCAGTATTTGAACAATATATTTATCCAAAACACCCTTACCCTGTAATTCCGTTTTAACAGAATCTTTGAATACAATAATATCCATGTTTGGATTGTTTGCTTTTTCAATTTTACGTTGGTTTTTAATTCTGTTAATAATAGCCTTTACCAACATATCCTCAGATTCTACCTGCTTTTGTTGATTGTACCAATTTTGTATCAACGGCTTTAGTACGGTTGATTTGGTCACATCCTTTGCAGTGCCGTATAAGCTTAAATAACTGTGAACACATGAAGGCATTGAAGCCCCCATGAGTTTACAATCCCGGTCCTTCTTAATGGCTAGAATTTTTTTATTTTTCATTATTTAATTTCTTTTTCATCAATGCAATCGTTCCAAATGTCGCAGGCATCACATTCTTTTTTCTTGTCAGTATCTACACCAAATTTATATCCGTGCGGGCATTTATTCTTTCCATCCGATTTGCCAGCCGTTTTTGTGTTACGAGTCATTGTTCCTTTTTTTACAGGCTTTGTTTCTTCTTCCTCGTCTTCCTCATCAATTTTACGGGATGTTTTCTTTTTTGGTTTCAGCCCTGTACCTTTACAAATTGGACATTCTCTACCTCGGGAATCCTTACCTGAGCCTTCGCAAGCAACACAGCGGTCTTCCTCATCTACGTTTTTTGTCAATTTAGTTAATTTAACAGGCGGTTTTTCGTCTTCATCCTCCTCCTCTTCGTCCTCTTCGTCTTCAACAGGTCCCTTTTTTATTGGCTTTTTAGCTGTGGTTGTTGATTTACGTACAGGCTTTTCTTCCTCTTCCTCTTCGTCCTCTTCCTCTTCGTCTTCAATAGGGCGTTTTTTCAACGGAGCTTTTGATGTTGTTTTTTTGCGGGGTTTTTCGTCGTCCTCATCATCATTATCATCCTCGTCCGTGTCTTCATTTAATTCAAAAAATGCCGTTTTCAAATCTTCGTAAGATAAAATATTTAAGCATTCATCAAGATTAGGCACAGTTTCCAAAAAGTCTTCATCGTAGCTGTTTTCACGTTCCTCAAATTTAATTGCACGGGTTTCAGGAAATGGAGTACCTTTGTCTCCGATTGTTTTCCATTTTAAAGTTAATGCAAGTGTAAGTCCTTCCTCAGGATCTGGGAAGATTTCATTTTCATCATTTTCATCCAATTCCGTATCCAAACAATCCTGAAACAGAGATTCCGCCTGATCCCATACATATGGAATTTGATCATGTTTTTTAGAATCTAGTGGAACAGGAGCATACAGGTATCTTTGTTGCGGGTATAATTTAATTGCAGCCTCTTTATCTGTATCAAATAATTCCTTTTGAAATTCACAGATTGGGCATTTACCACCAATTGATTTTCTGCAAACATATTTTTGATTGTCCGCACCGATATTCTTATGCAGTAAAAAAGGACGACGGTACCACAATGAACCTACGGTAGCCTCTTCATGGTCAGGATGATTTTTATCCGTCACTTCGTACGCCATAAAATCCATTTTAACTTTTCTTACCGATTCATCAAAACTTAGCAAACTAACACCTTCGGGAAGTGTCAAATACTTGCTTCCACCTTTTCTGTTTGGTTTCTTTTTGGCGTTTGTTGCCACTCTGCCCCTAAAATTACTTTTCTTTTTTGTTGTTTTCATGTAAATTAAATTAGTGATTAATTATTTATTACGTCTCAATTTATTTGCTATTCCTGCATTCGTTCTTTTTGTTTTCTTCTCACGTTCCCACTGAATATCTCGAGGAACTTTAGGTCCTGCAAAATATTGTTGTCCGTGTAATCGTACTAAATTTTCTAATGCCTCCTTTCTTTGTTCAAAAGCTTTAACGGCACCCATTGCCATATCAAATTCATATTTTGCATCCAAATATTCCTGAAACGCCTGTTTATACTCAACGGTGGTAATGGTAATGCTTTCGATTGCCTTATCCGTCACCTTATCCAGTTTGTATTTATCTGGACTTTTTCGGATTCTTTGATCTATCTCCGCCTTCGTTATTTCCAAGGCTTGTTTCAATTCATCAAATTCCATACGTGTTTGAGCTAAATGTTTAGAATACCGCATCATTAAGCGGGGTTGTTCTAACCATTCAATATCCAATGCCTCTTCATCGATGGAAATATCCTTTTCGTAATTAATTATATTTTTTTCTTTTTCCATTATACCCCTGTTGTTTGACTAATTTTATACAATCGATAATCAATTTCCGCAGCAATACAAGCTCCAGCCACTGCCAGTTGTTCCTCACGAGACTTCATGAAAATTTGTTTTATAAAAGTAGGATCAAAATTTTTAGGCAAACGATCTTCATTGGCAAAAATAATATAATCTGCCAACCGCATCAAGTCTCCTTGTTCCAATTTCTTTTGGTCATGTTCAATTGTAAATTTATGTTTTTTCAATTGTTCAAAACGTTCCTTTGCAATCATTTCCGTACCTTCTGTTGGATAGATACAATTACAACCTTTTCCTATATTATAACAATCTGCCAAATAATTTTCATTACTAAATTCAATAATAACACAATCTTCCTCATCCTTGATCATCATTTCTTTTTCTGAATCGCTGAGATTTTCCGCATCTGATAATTTACCAATTGAGGTGACTTCAAAGGTTGGGCAAAATTCATCATCAATTATACAGGCATTTTGTATTCTAACTTCCAAATTATCTGGAATTTGATCTAATAAATGGATTAATTGTTGTTTGTTCATATTTTTAGTTTTTAATTATTGAATAACAGGCATAGACAAGTTGTGGAAATCCACTATCATAGAAAGGATTCATAAATTCCTCAAGTATTAACCCACATCGTTCATTATCTCCTTTAAGTAGTACAGCCTGGCAATAACCAAGAACACAACGTCGGATCCCTTCGGGTTCTTGGTCTTTCAGTCCGTTTAAAATAGTTGAAATTTGTTTCCAACTATTTGAGTTAAGCAATGCACGGCATAACTCAATTGCTTGACTTTGTTCCTCGGCTGTTTTCCTTGCCGTAGAAAGCCGCATTTCGTTAGGACAACTTAATACTTGTTCCAATATTTGAATAGCATTACGAGGATGTCCTAGGCTGTCTTGGATTATTTGATCATAAACGGCTCGGTCTATTACTTCATTTTCATTTTTAACCGTCTCCCTGAGCAACCTCATCATTTGATTATCGGAAAGAGGTTTTAATTGATACGTTTGACAGCGTCCTCGCAACGTCGGAATTAATTTATTAAAATCCGTTGTACAAAGTACATAGAAAACATGAGCGGGAGGGTCTTCTGTAGGCTTAAGGAAGGCGTTCTGGGCGTCGTTAGTCATTTTATGTGCCTCATCAATTAACCATCCTCGTGCCTTGCCTTCAATCGGTTTAAATCCACTATTTCGAGATATATCCCTTATTGTGTCAATACCTCGCATATCCGAAGAATTGATTTCCCGTAAATCAGAACTAACACAACCCAGCATATTTAAAACAATTCGCCCAATTGTAGTTTTACCACACCCCGTAGGTCCGTGAAAAAGAAAGGTGTGAGGAGGATTTGACTTATTTAAAATAGTAGTCAAAGATGTTTTCACCTCTTCATTTCCTTTTACTTGTTCTAAGGTTATGGGACGTATTTTATTGTAAAGGCTCATAATTTTTCGAGGTTATTGATGTTTGTGGAATCTGTTTCTCCTAAACAATCCTTATAAAAATAATCAAAACCATCCGCGCTGATTTCATTACGAACTTTATTAATAATTGTAGTTTCGTAATTTTCATTTAAAACCAAAACAGAATCACCAATATTAATGATAGAGTTCTTTTTAGGTTGCTTTTTATTGGAGGCTGGTCTGGCTGGTATTTCTGCTTTTGTTTGCAAAGACCATTCCAATGCATTTATTTCCGCATTATTTTTAATAATCCTTAATTTATCATTCTCAATTGATTCCTTAAGCATTTCATTATTTTCCTTTGTTTCATCAATGTATTCCTTAATTTCTTGTTCTGTTCTCATAATTTTAAGCTATTAATTTATATGGTTCTTTTTCTGCCCAGCTTCCATCAACTGGAGCAATATCAAGGTCAACATTTAATGGTACTATAATCCAAGCCCAATGATTTGATAAATCTTTGCACGTAATTTGTTTTATTTTTTCAACTACCGCGGTACGT